GTATCTCACGGTTGGTATGTCGATCTGGGATAACAGCGCGATTGCTGGAATTGAGAGCGGAGAGCAGCGAGAGCTATCTGCATCGTACAAGTACGTCGCAGACATGACCCCGGGTGTTACCCCTGACGGCGAGCCTTATGACGGCGTTATGCGTGACATTTTCGGAAACCACGAAGCGCTGGTCCCTGACGGCCGCGCAGGGCCAGATGTACTGGTCGCAGATTCATTACCACCGGAGCTTAATCACATGCGTAAACATAAGGTAGCGGCGATCCGCGCCACCCTTAAGCCACTTCTGGCGCAGGATGCAGATCTGGAGGCAGAAGTCCGCAAAGCTCTTCTGGCTCTTGATGAGGCCGAAAAGGAAGACGAAAAAGAAAACAAAACCGCCGACGACGAAGACGACGACGAGAAGGACAAGAAAAAAACGGCGGATGATGAGGACGACGAGGAAGACAAGGACAAGAAGAAAACCGCCGAAGATGAAGACGATGAAGAAGACGACAAAGTCTCCAAAACGGCGATGGACTCTGCGATTCGTCTGGCAGCCGACAGCGCAACTAAAAAGGCTGCGGAAAACTTCCGGAAAATCCGTGAAGCCGAGCAGGTCGTCCGCCCGCTGATCGGCGACGTCGTTGCCATGGACTCAGCTGAAGATGTCTATCGCACTGCACTTGAACAGAGCGGTGTGGATATCTCCGGCGTTCACCCGTCCGCTTATCCGGCGATGGTCAAAATGGCGATCAGCCAGAAAGAAAATTCACGCCCTGTCATTGCGCAGGATTCCGCTTCCGTCAGTGAGTTCGAAAAAGCATTCCCGACCGCTGGCAAACTGAAACGAGGTTAACATGGCAGGTTTTCAGACACGAATTAACCAGTATCCGGCCCCCGGCGTTGAAGGGGCCTTTGCTGGCACCAACCCTCACGCGACCTATCAGGCTGGCGAGGGCGCTCTGGTTGCTGGCGAGGACGGCCTGACTGTCGGCCGCTTTGCCTGGGATGTTGACGGTGTGGCTTCCAATGCCGGTAGCGGTGTTCCGTCTGGCTTTGTCCATCGTGATGGTCAGGCCTCGATCACCATTTGGCTGGGTCAGGCATCCATGCTTATCCAGCCCGGCCGCGAAATCACCCTGATGGTTGCCGGTGACTTCTGGGCCAAAACGTCAACAGCTGCCACCCGCGGGCAGAAGGTTTTTGCATCCCTGACTACCGGGGAGGTGCAAGTCGCCGCAGCCGGCGCAACCGTGGCCGGTTTTATCGAGACCGCATTCTATGCCGCAAGCGATTGTGACGCTGGCGAGCTGGTCAAAATCAGCACCTGGAGCAAGTAATGAACGAATTTCAGCGACACTACGCCGCAGCCAGCGGGAAATATGGCATTGTGCTGCCCGGCGCGAAGGACTACCTGAAGCCGGAGTTTGCGGAGAATTTCGCGCTGGCGATGGATGCCCAGCCGCAAATGGTTACTGCGAATAACGCCGGTATCCCGGCCTACTTCACGAACTACGTCGATCCGGAGCTTATCCGCGTTCTCGTAACGCCGATGAAGGCCGCAGAGATTATCGGTGAAGTGAAAAAAGGCGACTGGACGACGCTGACCTCGCAGTTCCCGATCGTCGAGTCGACTGGTGAAACCAGCGCTTACGGCGACTTCAACAACAACGGCATGACGTCCGCCAACGTAAACTGGGTACCGCGCCAGTCGTTCCATTATCAGACTCACACCCGCTGGGGTGAGCGCGAGCTGGACATGTACGGCGCCGGGCGTATCGGCTATGCCGCCGAGCTTAACGTGGCCTCTGCGCTTGTGCTGAACAAGTTCCAGAACAAGTCCTACTTCTACGGCATCGCCGGGCTGGAAAACTACGGCCTGCTCAACGATCCGTCTTTGAGCGCTCCGGTGACGCCGGCGGCGACTGGTTCCGGCGGTGGCGTTACCTGGGCAACGAAAGACGGGCAAGCCGTATATGACGACATTTCCGGTCGTCTCTATAAGCAGCTGGTCTCTCAGACCAAAGGCCTTGTAGAGCGTACCGATCGCATGGTGCTCGGTATGTCTCCGGAAATGGAAGTCAACCTGACCAAGACGAACCAGTACAACGTGAACGTCACCGATCAGCTGAAGAAAAACTTCCCGAACATGCGTATCGAAACCGCTGTTGAATACAGCACCGACGCAGGCGAGCTTGTGCAGCTGATTGTTGAGCGTCTGGGTGAGCAGGACACCGCTTACGCAGCGTTCACCGAGAAGATGCGCGCCCACGCTGTCGTGGTGGAAGAGTCTTCCTGGCGGCAGAAAAAATCCGGTGGCACCTGGGGTGCAATCATTCGTCAACCGCTGGGCATTGCCAGCATGATCGGGGTGTAACATGGCCGAAACAGTAACTGTAGGATGCAAACTGCCGAACGGCCTGATCCTGGAGCAGGGCGAGTACAAAGTGGAGCTTAACGGCTCCAACTCCTCTCTCGTTGTCGGCGGCTACGGCCTGACCGAAAACGTGGACAAGGAAGCCTTTGAGGCGTGGCTGGCCGTACATGCTGATCAGCCATACGTTCGCAAAGAGCTGGTATTTGCCCAGGCGAAAACCAGCAGCGCTCAGGCGAAAGCGAATGAAAACGCTTCGGAGAAAACCGGCCTGGAAGGTCTGGATCAGAACAACCCGGCACCGGGCATTGAGAAGGCGGACAAAAAATAATGGCGATCGTTGTCTTTGATGTTGCCGCATTTCGTGAGCGTTATCCGGAGTTCGATGCCGTAAGTGGAACGCTGCTTAATGCGTACTTCACGGAGGCAACGATTTACCTTGATAACACGGACCGCAGCCTGGTTGCGGATGTTGCTGTCCGCGCCGTCTTCTTGAATATGCTGGTTGCTCACATCGCGGCTTTGAATTCAGGCGTAAACGGCGAGAAGGCGTCTGGTCTGGTAGGTCGGGTGGCAAGCGCATCAGAGGGGTCTGTATCGGTTTCGACTGATGCGGGTCCTTCCAGTGCGTCATCGTGGTGGTATCTCCAGACGCCATACGGCGCTGCTTACTGGCAAGCTACAGCCCCTTATCGCACTGTGCGATATGTCCCTGGGTCCTCTCCTTCGATGTACCCTGGCCATTATAACCGCCGCTCTTTCATCCGGAGGTAGCTATGGATGGAATGTCAGGCGGAGATAAGCTGATGGAGCACCTGCAGTCGATCGCAAAGGGGCTGTCCTCTGGCGATGATTTGAAGGTTGGTTTCCTTGAAGGGTCCAAATACCCAGACGGAACGCCGGTAGCACTTGTGGCAGCCACCAACGAATTTGGCGGCACTGTAAAAATCCCGGCGCATACCCGGGATTTGAACTTTTACGTTCGCCGTGACGGTGTTTCGCGCTTCGCAAAGCCATCAAAGGCCAATTTCGCGCAGTCAGTAATGATACCCGAGCATATCGTTACGATCCCATCCCGGCCGTACTTCAGGAAGACTATTTCTGAACATGGTCCGGAGTGGGGCGGAGAGCTCGGGAAACTCATGAAGGCAAACGATTTTGACGCCCGCAAAAGCCTGGCGCTGATGGGGGAGCGGATCAAGGGGCAGATTCAGTCGTCAATCATCGCCTTTTCTGAACCGCCGAACGCAAAAAGCACGGTCGACCAAAAGGGGTTTGACGACCCGTTAATCTGGTCAGGGCACATGCTGAACTCGGTCGACTACGAGGTGAAAGAGTGAATCTTCATTCCATAGTGCGAAGCGCCATTAGCGCGGTTAATCCTCGCGTCGAGGCGCAGATTTACCGCTCGATCGGACCAATCAAAACCCGGATTACTCGACCTCTCCAGGTTTCGCGCCGCCGGTAACGATGATGGTGCAAAAGCAGGCGCTGAGTCAGGCTGATATCAGGCACATGGATAACATGAACATCCAGGGTGTGCTGGTCAGTATCTGGACGGATGGCAACTGGTGTGGGATTAACAGGGAACGGCAGCAGGGCGGCGATAAGTTCGTTATCGGCAATGAAACATGGCTGGTTGTGGATGTGCCTGAAATCTGGCCGGACTGGACGAGGGTTATCGCATGTCAACAATTGACGTAGGCCTGCAGGTCACTGAAAGCGATCTGTTTAAGGCGACTGGCGATTTCCTTTCTGTCCTCTTCCCGGACGCAGAGATCACGCAGACGCAGCAAAATCAGACCCCCATGCCGAAAGGCGGTTTCATTACTATGACGCCGCTTTTTCTGACGGACCTCTCAACCAGTGCTGTCAATTACGAGTATGACGGCGTTAGCGATTACGGGCGGGCAGAACTTCGCCGCGTTGATGAATGGCAATGTCAGCTCGATTTCTACGGAGATCAGGCGCAAAACAATGCCACCATCTTTTCGCGCATTGCCCGCTCCGAATTCGCATGCACCTGGTTCAGGGAAAACGCAAATGTCCTGGTACCGCTTTATTCCGGCCCCCCGCGGCAAACCTCGATGATCAACGGCGAGAAACAGTGGGAATCCCGCTGGACGCTTGAATTCCACGCAAACCCGCTGATTGTCGTCAGCGTTCCTCAGCAGTTTATGACAGGCGCAGATGTGATATCGCAGCCGGTCGACGTGAGATTTCCTCCGGAGAAATAATAAATGGCAATTTCGCTATCAAAAATCGCCCAGATGCTTCCCGGCGTACTGAAGGCGACAGGGACAGCTATTGATCTCAATGGCCTGTTCCTGACCGACAGCGCATACGCGCCGGTTGGTGCAGTACCCTCATTTTCCAGTGCGGATGAGGTAAAGGCGTACTTCGGCAGCGCGTCGATTGAGTACACCGCCGCGGTGCTGTATTTCGCCGCATTCACCGGTAAAACACAGATGCCTGGCAAGCTGTATTTAGCCGATTCAATACCGCAGCAGTGGCGGCATTCCTTCGTTCCGGATCGCACGCAGCGACCACGCTGGCACAGCTCAAGTTGCTTTCTGGTACGTTGACTCTGACAGTTGACGGCACGGAGGAGACTTCTGCGGCTATCAACCTCAGCGGCGCCACCAGTTTTGATAACGCGGCAGAGCTGATTGAAACCGGCATTGGCTCCTCGGTTGTAGTGACCTGGGATAGCGTGCTGAAGAAATTTATCATCACCTCTGCCACCACGGGCGTGGATAGCACCATTACCTTTGCCGATGAAGGTACGCTGGCCACAGGTCTGAAACTGACCGAAGCGACCGGCGCGGTGATCTCTCAGGGTGCGGCGCCGGCAGTGGTTGACGATATCTTTACTGCCATTCTGGCCAAAGAGCAGGACTGGGTAACATTCTCCACGACGTTCGCTGTCACCAAAGACCAGGCTAATGCGTTTGCTCTCTGGACAAACAGCCAGAACCACCGCTTTGCCTATGTCCCATGGGACGCATCAGGAACGGCAATCGTGGCGGGCAGCTCGAATGCACTGGTGTACGACATCATCAACACCTACGCCTATAACGACATCTGCCCGGTGTATGGTTATCCGAACCACGCAGCAAACGCTATGGGGTTTGTGGCTGCGCTGAACTTCACGCAGGCCAATGGGCGCTGTTCTCTGAATGGTCGTCAGGTGTCCGGCCTGCTGCCGATGATCAGCAACGATACTGATTACGAGGCGGCTAAGGCCAACGGCTATAACTTCTACGGCAACTATGCCTCGAATGCGGTCGAAACCAACCAGTGGGCGCCTGGCTCTATTACCGGTGATTATGCGTGGCTTGACGCCTGGGCTGGTCAGGTATGGGTAAATGCTCAGCTTCAGGCGGCTCTCGTTGCGCTGTTCCAGCAGGCGAGCAATCTGCCTTACGCAGCAGCCGGGAAAGCTCGTATTGAGTCGTGCATGAAGCCGACCATTGAGCAATTCAGGGCATGGGGTGGCATGACGGCGGGAACCGATCTTGACCAGTCGCAGATCGACCAGATTAACGCCATCGCTGGCGTCGATGTTACGGATTCGCTTCTGGCTGAAGGGTATTACGTCTATATCGGCCCGTTCACCCCGGCAATGCGCGCCGCGCGTACCAAGCCAACGGTTTACTTCTGGTACACCGACGGCGGGATCATCCAGGGTATCACCGTTAACAGCGTGGAGGTGCAGTAATGGCCGGTCAAAATATTACGTCGGCAGACGCCATCATTGAGCTGGTAATCGCTGAACTCTACCCATCTGGGTTTAACCTGGAGCAGTTCGAAGCGCAAAACATCTTCGAAATGGGTGATACCGACACGGCAGAGTACCAGCGTACTGCTGACGGTAAACTGCTGGGTGGTTTTATTTATGGTGATCTGCCGTGGACATTCCATCTGGCGGCATCATCCCCGTCGATTAAGTACATCGACAACTGGCAAACCACTCAGATGACCACGCGGTCTGTGCTGCGTGTCAATGGGACGGTGATCCTGCCATCGCTGGGCAAAAAGTACATCATGACCAACGGCATCCTGCAGCGCGCGCGCCGTATGCCGTCTGCCGGCCGTGTGCTTCAGCCGGTAACTGGGCTTATCCAGTGGGAAACTGTCACTCCGGCAGACTACTCAGCGTAAAAAAATCAGCCCGGCTAGGTCCGGGCTTTTTTATACCCGCAACAAATCTCGCACTCGCGTGCGTCTTCCCACAAGAGCTTTCCGTAGTGTGAGTCTGAGACAGGGCGGTGGATTTCATCGTTCCGCTCTTGGCCGCCCACGTCTACGCGAGCAGGCTCACACCACAGAAAGGTAAACACGATGAAGTATCCAACCGTATCAGTAAACGGCGTCTCTGTTCGTGTCGACAATGAGGGACGCTATAGCCTTAATGATCTCCATGCGGCCGCCGTGGCGAATGGGGAGGCTACAGAGTCCCAGCGCCCAAGTGTATTCCTCAGAAGCGCCCAAATAAAACGCTTCATCAAGGCGCTTCAATCCAAAGCACTAAAAAGTGCTTCGGAACAAAATCAACCGCTTAAGGTGATAAAAGGCGGCTCTGAATCAGGAGCGTGGGGCGTCGAGCTACTTGCCATTCGCTACGCCGCCTGGATTAAGCCGGAGTTCGAAATTGAAGTGTATGAGGTATTTCGAACCGTTGTACGTTTGGGGATCGGCGCCATGTCCAGGCTGAATAAAATCGACCATATCATCAACACTGAAACCAAAGCGATTAGTCAATGCGCAAGCCAGATGGCCAGGTGGGGAGTAGGTGGCCGCAAGAAATTGCTCCACGCAGCACGCGAGCGTGTAGCTGATGAGGTGCAGATGTATTTGCCCGGTATCGCATGAATGCAAACGGCCCACTACGGTGGGCTTTTTTATTGCCAGATAACTCATTCAGGAAACAAAAATGGCTCGTAAAAGCATCGTATTCACGGTTGAAGCAGATAACCGTGACAAGGGTAAGCAGTTCAAAATCACCGAAATGCCGGCGAGAAAGGCCGAAGAGTGGGCGATCCGCCTGGCGTGTGCCGTAATTGGCGCCGGCGTTACCGTTCCCGACAATATGATGATGGCCATCAGTGCTGCGGTGGCGCCGGCCCCAGCCGAGGATAACGCAGAAGCTCGCGAGCTGTATGAAAGCGTGATGGCCAGCGGCATGGCAGGTCTCGCTCAGTGGGGTATTACTTCACTGGCTAAAGTTCCGTTCGCACAGTCTAAGCCTCTGCTTGATGAGTTGCTTGGCTGCGTGAAATTCCTCGGGGGTAACGGTATCGAGACAGCGCTTGTTGACGAAGGGCAGATCGAAGAAATTAGCACCTGGTCGCGCCTGAAAATCGAAGCCTTCAAACTCCATATCGCTTTTGTAGCAGCCACCGCAAGTTAGAAATCCCCTTATCTGTACCGGAAGACTCAGATCGCGGCTTCATACAGTATGCGAATGTACCGCGCACCATCGCCGCGGTGATCTCCGGGAAAATGGCGACACTCCACGAACTGGACACCGTATACAGCGTCCAGGATATGTGGTGGCTGATTGAAATAATGACCGTGGATAATACCAACAGAGCCATAGCAGCGGAGAGTGATCATGGCAGCAACGGTAATTGATGCCCTCCTGGTTACGCTGGGCCTTGATACTTCTCAGTTCCGCAAAGGCCAGCAGGAAGTCAGTGACGACCTGAAAAAGCAGCGCGAAGATGCCAAAAATACCGCTAAGGAAATGGCGGAGCAGGGCAAGAAAGCCGCTTCGTTCTTCAGCAGCATAAAGACGGAATTGCTGGCACTGACTGGCGTTACCGTCACTGCAGGCGGCCTGATGAGCTTTGTGAAAAGCACTACCTCAGGGCTAATGGAGTTGTCCATTCAGGCTAAATCTTTGGGGATGACAGCCAAAGAGCTTGACGGAGTGGGCAAGGCGGCAGAGGCGGCCGGTAGTTCTGTCGAGAAAATAAGTGCAGCATTGCAGGGGTTTCAGAACGCAAAGCAACTGGCTAAGGTCGGGGTGTACGATACGCCAGTGCAGGAAGCTGCAATCCGGCTTAATTCTCTGACCCATGATTCTTTCAATATCAGGGACGACTCAGCACAAACCACGTTCAGGAAAATACTGGAGTCGGCAAGGAAGGTTACCGATCCAGATATCCGCCGTCAGATTCTTCAGTTGGTTGGTATTGATGATGCTATCAATCAGCGTAACCAGGAAGGCAAATTCCTGACTGATGTTGATCGCCTAACAAAAAGTTCCGGCATTACAGACGCCTCAACCAAAGGCGCAAAGGAATTTACAGCCGCATGGGCGGAGCTGGGGCAAAATCTCGACACGGTAAAAAACCAGATTTACGTGGGCTTGATACCAACCATTCGCGATCTGAATGGTCTCCTCATAGAGTGGTCGTCTGGTAACGCAAAATCCTCTTCATTCTTCAAAGAGCTGAAGCGGGACATTAACGACATTACTGGTATTGACCTTGGTAGCTGGACGCTATCAGGCGATCTGCGCAACCTCAAAGATAACTTTTCCATGCTCGGAAAAGTGCTAAACCACCTGGGTAACGCTTTAAACGAGCTCAATAACGGCAACTTCTCCAAGGCTGCCGATGAATTTAAAAAGGCGTGGTACGGCACTGAAGACGGAAAGCCTACCGGTAATGATGCGCTGCCCGGAGTGACCAAGGCAGCCGAGCAGGCGCTGAAGAAAAACGGCGGCACACTGGATTTTAAACCTGATCAGGACTCTGCGTATCTAAGCCCGCAGCAGCAGGCAACGCAGAAAATGCTGGATGCAGTTAAGTTTCAGCCGCTTCCTGAACAGCGCAGGCAGCAGCAGGATGAAAGAGACTACTGGGAAAGCACCAAAAATCTCCTTTCAAAAATCGCTGACGCCCTGATCTCTCCAGCTGGCGCGGCAACAATGCAGCCAGATACCTCGGGATACCAGCCAAATGTCCCGCTTAACGCGCAGGCCGCTCGCCTTGGCGCTAAAGGAAAGGCATTTCTTCAGGCAATGGCCGGCGAATTTGGGGCTCTGGAAGGTAAATATGGACTTCCTGCCGGTCTGCTGTCTTCGGTATCTGCTACTGAATCAGGTGGGGACCCGTTAGCAGTATCCCCCAAAGGGGCAAAAGGCCCATTCCAGTTTATGGATGGAACTGCCAGAGACCTGGGTTTGAAGGGGATGGACGTTTATGACCCCCACAAGTCAGCTGATGCCGCTGCAAGATACCTGCGCTATCTGCTGGATGCTACTGGTGGCGATCTGGAAAAAGCTCTTGCCTCCTATAACTGGGGTCTCGGAAACGTCCAGAAGAAAGGCATGGATAACCTGCCGTCGGAAACTCGCAATTACGTCCCTAAAGTCATGGCCGGAATGCGCCCCGGCGCCGGCATGGCTGTAGACCGCTCGATGCCCGGGCAGTCCGGTGCGACTTATCAGTTTTATGGCACCAAAATCACTACTCAGGCCCAGAACGTGGAACAGCTCACCAGCGACATCAAAAAGCACGGCGACAACCGTGTCATGCTTTTGGCTGGCTACTCAGGACAATAACTCATGTCGTTTTCTCTGAATGTCTCGACAGTGCTATCCGCCATTCAGGGAGGAAGCCTGTTATCCGTCCTTAACAGCGCCCTGTCGCCAACTTACCGGATCACCTATAACACCGTTGACGAGTCGCTTTTGACGGCTGCAGCCGGGCAGGAGGTTTTCTCTCCTTCCGGCTGGGTTAGCGTTGATCGCTACGGTGATGCGGCGGTGACTAAGGGGCCGGTAGAAAAGGGCCGGTACACGTCCTACAACAAAGTGAAACAGCCGTCTGAACTGAGGATCATTTTTGCCCTTGAGGGGTGGACGGCTTTTTCCGGGTCACTGCCTAACCTGAACAATTTCTCTTTGCTGAGCCGGAACAATTTCATTCAGAAACTGGATGAGATGAAAAACACGGCCAGCACCTACAACATCGAGACGCCGGACACGGTGTATTACAGCTACGATCTGACCCACTTCGATTATTTTGTGGGGTCATATCGCGGGCAGACGTTGTTGATGGCGAACTGCACTTTCGAGGAGATCATGGACGGCGGGGAAGTCATGCTTTCAAATGCTGTGATTGAAGGGCCGCCGACCAGCAACGCGAAAACCAACAATGGCGCCGCAGCATCAACGCAGGTGATCACCGGGGCAACGAAAGAGGTGACATTGAGCGATGTTAAGAATGCCTGGTCAAGTGCAGATACAACCTTATCAGACGCTCTCCAGACTACAGGGGCGGCGATTGTATCTAACGTTAACTCGGCGGCCGAGTTGGTATCTAAGGCGTGGGACAGCTCTTCTACTGCAGTTTCTAAGCAGATAAAAAGCACCGTCTCCGACTTTCTGGGAAAGGTGATGTGACATGCAGGAAATTAGCTTATCACCGTCACTATCCCAAAAGGTGTATGTCACGCTTGGCGGCCAGAACTGCGCTATCAAGTTGCATCAGCGCTCAACCGGGTTTTACGCCGATCTGTATGTCGATGACAAGCCGATATTTCAGGGTGTTCTCTGCCTGAACTGCGTTTACCTGGTGCGATATAAATACCTGGGGTTCAGTGGCGATCTGGTTTTCGTTGACTCGAAAGGTACAGCCGATCCTTATTACGACGAAATTGGCACCAGATTCAAGCTGTATTATGCGACGAGCAGCGAGGTCGGCAGATGAGTTACAAGGAGAGAGAGCTTACCGTATCGTTCACGCTGGCTAACGGTACGTTTGACGGCGGAATTGGTAACACGCTGACGGTTAAAGGCTTCAAGTGTGAAGCGGCTATATCTGCCTTTGGCGGCGCTACCGGTACAGTACTTGAACTTAGCCTCTGGGGCCTTTCCCTGGAGAATATGTCCAAGCTGACGACAAACGCGCAAAAGATAATCGCGTATGCACAGAACTCAATTGTCGTTTACGCCGGCGACACCCGTGTTTTTTCCGGATCAATAACATCTGCCAGGATTAACCTGAATCAGATGCCGGATGCGCCGATTGAGATAACCGCGGCAGCGGCTGGAAGGGAGCGCCTGATCCCATGTGAGCCTACGTCCATTCGCGGCGATGCTGATGTTGCTGATATGATTCGTGCTCTTGCCTTTAAAGTTGGCCTGAAATTCATCAATGTCGACGTCAAAGCGACTCATCGGAATCCGTATTTCGATGACAACGCAATAATCCAAATATTAAAAATTGCGGCAGCACATGATATTTCAGTTGATATAGATTTTGGCACTGTCACAATTTATACAGGTAAAACACCGTCTGATTCAGTTGTTCCGTTAATTTCGCCAGAGCATGGACTTATTGGGTATCCAATATTTTATGAGATGGGGATTAACTTTAGGTGCATTTATTCACCGGCGCTAAAATTGAATACGAAGATCATCCTGAAAACGGACTTGCCACACGCTAGCGGCGAGTGGGTGGTGCAGGCTGGGACTACCCACTATCTGTCCTGTAAAGTGCCTGGTGGGCTTTGGGAGACGTTTGTTGTGGCATCTCCGGCATCTGTCATCGGAGGGGAAAGCAATGGCAACTAACCAAAAAGCTTCTGATATCTCCTGTCAGGGTAACGCGATCTTGTCCCTTATAGCTACGGCATCAAAGGGCAATGTTTTTGCAGATATTGTTCTGGTTAAAGATGTTGGTGATGGCGTTATGACTGTGCTACCTCTTGTGAGCGGTGCGAACGTATCCGGGGGGGAGATTAAATGTCAGGAGGTATATGACATTCCCTTCATTCGGTATCAGGCCGGGAACAGCGCTGTAAAAATGACTCCCCGCATTGGCGATATTGGCCTGGTAATCGCCTGTGACAAAGACACAACCAATGTCAGAGCATCAAGGCAAAGTGGGCCACCGCCAACTCAGCGGCGCCACTCGTACTCGGATGCTGTTTACATCACTGCTATCGCTAGTTTGAACGATGAACCCACGGAGTTCGCTGAATTTACTGGAAGTGGCATAAATATAAAAAGCCCGGGCGTGGTTAACATCAATGGCCTGAAAATCCTTGCTGACGGAACGCTTCAACTGGCTGATGGCTCAGTGGTCGATAGGCACACGCATGGTGGCGTGGAGACTGGCGGAAGCAACACGGCGCCGCTTGGTGGCTAACATCAACATAAAGAGGATTCAGCATTATGAGCCAGGTTATGAGTAATTCAGATTGGGGTATCTACTTCAGCCTCTACCCCATCGTGGGGATAAAAACATTTGTCCAAAATATCGAATACTTTCGTCAGATAACTCATTTGCCCGCAGCGCATTCCACTTCTCCAGAGCGGCGGCATAATGCCGTTTTCTCAGAGGAATGCCGAGAAGGCCAGCTTCTGGGAAGTCAGGATGTTTCGCCACCAATGCCTTAAGGTCCTCTTCCGCTCGAATCATTTTGAGGTTTACATCGCCAAGTGTGTAGTCAATGGATGCTCTGGCGCATAGTACGGCACCAATTCCTGACAGGCCGCCCTGGAGAAGGTATTTTTCGATGGATTCAGGGAAGCTGTCAGAGTCATTTAAGTTGGGGTTCTGCCCGCAATAAGCGAGAACCAAGAGCAACTCTTCCGTCCTTATCGTATCTGGCAGTTCTGTCAAGAATTGCAATAGCACTTTCCGTGCGTCCAGACTTTCCATGTTGAATCCTTAGGGGTTCAAAGCATCACCATAAAGTGAATCGGAAATACTTGAAATCCTGACATTTGATCAGTGTGGATTATTACAGTACTGGGCAGATAGACGCATGAGCTTGTTGGGTAGTAGTATCAGGAGGAAGCCGAACTGAACCACTGGAGCCGTAACAATGATAAAAAAGTATTTTCTTCTCGCGCTTTCTCTTTCTTTGTCAGGTTGTGCCTTATCTCCTAACGAGGCGATAAACTACCAGAAAGAACATGATTTTGAGAATATAACATTTCAGACAAAATCCAATGAAAGACTGTCTGTGTTTAATTTAAGAAATAAATTCAAGAACACAACAGGAATGGAACTTCCAAATCAAAACACCTATGAATGCCAAAGAGATGCATTATGTTATTATGGAAAGTATGCTAGTGCTTATGACTCTCTAATGGAAAAGTACCAAGAAGAAAAAGATAAACAGAATAGAATATTCGCTAAGCAGAAAGAAGCTGAGTGTCAGGCTAGTAAGGAGTGTATGGCCAAGCGTGAGATTGATGCCGCGTCTTACACTTTAAATAATGTCTACTATTCTCTAATGGCCCGATACCCATACCAGCAGGCTGATTCTGATGCTGGGGTAAGGCGTATGTGCCGGGCGGCTGGCGAGGCTGAGAGATCTGGCGTTTCTCTGGAATTGATGAAAAAGAACATCAGCTTAACAGAAGGAATTGGCCCTGAAATGAGATACCAAATAATCCAGGTTGCTGAGGCTTGCTGGAAAATGAGCAAGTATGGCGTTCCGGACGGAACCACGCAGATCAAATCAGTGTATTAACACAACCACTCAACCTTATGTTTTTCAAACCTCGCTTCGGCGGGGTTTTTTTATGGGCGAAATCCATGAAAACAATATCTCTCAAACTCGATCCCGACACCTGGGATCTTGTCCTTGATGAGCTGGGTAATATCGCCACGGTTGAAAATCCCTACGCCTGCGCTCAGGACGTAGCGACGGCATGCCTGGCTATACGCGGCGAGTGCATTTACGAAAAAGACACCGGCGTTAATTACAAAGAGCTGCTGAACGTTAAGGCCAGCACCGGCGCCATGGCGGCCGCGCTTCAGGTTGAAGCGTTGCGGATGAGCTATATCGCGCGCGCTGAGCCGACGCTGATTAACAACCGCGATACGCGCCGCACTACCGGCGTTATTGCGATCGTGGATACCAACGGCCTGGATTCCAGCGTCACCCTGTGAGGAAAAAATGACGACAATCTCTACGGCGGTACCGGCCGTGACCTTTTCTACCACTGGCCTTGATGTTCCAGATGAGGGAGACATTCTTGCCGGGCGTATAGCAGATATTGGTTCTGCATTCGGGACGGCGATGAGCACGAACCTCAAGACGCCGCAGGGGCAACTGGCTGTCACTGATACTGCAATCATCGCCGACAAGAACGATCAGCTTCTGGCTATCGTCAACAACATGAACCCGGACTTTTCCTCCGGCAGATTTCAGGATGGCATCGGCAGGATTTACTTCCTCGATCGCATTGCTGCTGCGGGTACGGTTGTAACGGCCACATGCTCCGGCGTACCGGGGACGGTGATCCCGGCACAGTCCTATGCAACCGACGATAACGGTTATATGTACGTGTCACTGGCTGCAGGAACGATAGGCGCCGACGGGACGGTAAAGATCGAGTTCCAGAACCTGACTACCGGGCCGATAGCTTGTCCCATCGGTACCCTGACAAACATCTATGTCGCGGTAAGTGGCTGGTCGAGTATCACCAACGAGACCGCGGGTGTACCGGGCTCGAATGTTGAAGGGCGATCTGCATTTGAGTATCGCCGTCGCCAGTCAGTGGCACGTAACGCCTTTAACACAGCAGCGGCTGTGCGAGCTGCTGTCCTGGAAGTCGACGGGGTGCTTGATGTTTATGTGATCGACAACAAAGAGCCCACTTCCGTCGACAAAGGTTCCACGAATTACACGCTGCTGGCCAGCTCGATTTATATCGGGGTTTATGGCGGGGCAGTGGCAGACATTGCAGCGGCCATCAATAAAAAACTTCCCCCGGGCACCGTTATGAACGGTGACACCACCGGGACCGTGCAGGATACCGAAAATTATGACGCCCCTTATCCGGAGTACACCTACAGGTGGAAAACTCTGGACGCGGTGAGTGTTCATATCAAGGTGGAATACGAGGCAAATGATGGACTTCCGTCAGATATCAACGCGCAGATCAGAACGGTCGTCCTGAATGCCTTTACCGGCGCAGATGGCGGTACCCGGGCGCGTGCCGGCGCGCGAATTTATGGCAGCCGCTATATCGGACCCATTCAGGCGCTTGATGCACAGAACATGAACGTTCTTTCGGTCCAGATATCTCTGAACGGAACAACATGGTCTAGTGCGCTGACCATGGGCATTGATCAGGAACCGACCCTCGATACGACAAACATCATAACGGAGGCGGTAAGTGAATAATGTTGACTGGACGATCTACGCGCAGTACGTGAACTCAACCAGCCTGCGGTCACTGATTGACACCTTTAACGCTTCTGTAGCGCCAGAGGACTGGATAGACACGTTCTATGACCTCGTATTCAACATCGAGACCTGCGGCGATTACGGGCTGATGTGCTGGGGTAAAATCGTTGATGTAGAGCGTTTGCTGACTGTGACGCCATCCCAGCAGTTTCTGGGGTTTGGCGAAGCGACCAGCACCCCGGCAGAACTCACCGACCCGCAACCCTTTAACCAGGCGCCTTTCTATACCGGCGTACAGGACACGAACACAGTGGTCCTGACCAATGATGCATACCGCAAGCTGATCATGTGCAAAGCGATGGCTAACATCAGCGACTGCACCGTGCCGATCATGAATCGCATGCTGATGTACATGTTCGGCTCCAGCGGGCGAGCTTACGTGCGTGATGATGGCAACCATGTCATGAGCTACGTATTCGAATTTCAACTTTCCGAATCTGAGCTGGCCATAGTGCAAAGCTCGGGCGCGCTTCCTTCCCCGCCTGGGGTAAAAGTAAACATCGTTCAGGAGGTCTGAATTGAACAATTCAGCCATGCCGTCGCGTCTGACGGTTGTTTTTTCTGCGAGTGGCGACAAAAACACGATCCCGGTCAATTCCACCTCTGAAACGTTGGCCAATGGCCTTGCGGCGATGGACTCAGGATTTCCTCCGCTGACCCGCATCGCTCTATCTGCTGGCGGTAAGCCGCCAAAAGGGCAGGATTTTAATGGGATTTTTAATGATGCCTATACTCGCCTTCAATGGGAGCAAGCAGGAGGTTTCTATACATTCGACTCTGCATTTTCTGCAGCTATCGGTGGATACCCAAAAGGCGCGATTCTTATCAATTCAGCCAGGGATGGGTTCTGGCAAAGCACTATCGAAAATAACACGACAAATCCTGATGCTGGCGGGATTGGATGGATTAATTATTCATCCGGACGACTCCTGAACGTGCAGACATTTTTATCATCCGGCACCTATACGCCGACCCCTGGTACCAAGTCAGTTGTTGTTGAAATGGTTGGCGGTGGTGGAGGGAGCGACGCTGCCCCAGCCACTGGAGCGGGGCAGGTGTCAATAGTTTCAGGTGGTGGGGCCGGGTCATATGCTAAGGGTAGATTTTCAATAAATTTCACCAGCATTAGCATCGTTGTTGGCGCTGGCGGACAGGGAGGGACCGCAGCATCTCCGGTTGGCTCTGTTGGTGGCTCAAGCTCATTTGGATCGCTGATGGTTGCGCCTGGTGGAACAAGAGGGCCATCTGCCGGACCAGCAAATCCACCTTTTCTTCCTCAGGGTAATGTCGCATCAAGTGCCCCGTCCGGAGCCAATATCATAGGTTCTCCAGGAGCCCCATCTACACCTGCATACGCTAACGCGACCCAGTCATTTCTCGGCTCACCTGGGGCAAGTAGCGTTTTTGGAGGCGGGGGATGGGTGCCATCATTTGGAGACCCGGCTATTGATGGACAGGCATATGGTTCAGGCGCATCTGGTTCTTCACAAGGACCATCCTCTCCGGCAGTGAATGGCGCCCGGGGGAAAGAAGGCATCGTGATAATTTATGAATATTCATGAGAATAAAAAATGACAATCACCGAAACGCAAAAAACTGCTCAATTAGCAGCAGATGCCGCCGTTAGTGCCGCAGAAGCCAAACAATACATGCTGGAGGCTGAGAAAGGATATCAGGATACTAGTGCTGCCGCCCAGCAAGCCCAGGATGCAGCTGGATCAGCTCTTTTATCCAAGCAGAGCGCGGCTACATCAGAAACCAATGCCGCTCAATCTGCAGAAGAGGCTGAAGCAGCAAAAATAGAGGCTGCCGCCGCTGCAGCTAACGCCTCCGACTACGCTAAAAACAAGTTCACTTTTTACAAAACACCAACTGATCCGGACGGCACCATTGCAGGGCTGGCAGCAACTACTGATGGCCAGTCGTTCTGGGTAGCCCAAGGTCCAGATGCGCTTTCTGCTGCATGGCAGTATCAAAACAAAGCAGGCGTGGCCGTATTGCAGGCGAAGCAACCTGGCACAGCAGCTGTAACCGGGACAATCCGCGAGTTCCCCACGCTGGAGGATGCGCAGGCGGATGCAGACGCTGGAAATATTCTGGTTGGGGGTAAATGCTGGGTCACGGATTCGACAGGCGCAACCCTTGCGGTTGAATATGTCAACAATGCCGGAACGTTGACAGCAACCGGCCGTAAAATGCCATCTTATGACTCATTAAAGAGATCAAATATCCTTTTTGATGCTTTCAATGAGCAATCTGCAGAACAGTTAACATTTGCTAGCTGGGATTGGTATAAAGGCGCTACGCCAGCTTTTTCTACTGCTGATGTTAATTTGCCGCTTCCAACTCCTGTTATTCAAGCTTCTGGCGTAACATCGTTTGATAAATATTACGATGTGTCAAAACTACAGGTAAAACCAGGAGACACTTTAGCTTTCTCTGTTTTGGTATGGTTCGAGAACGCTGGAGGCAAGTTACAGATTTATTGGCTTGATTCAGCGGGAGCAACCATCACTACAGGGGAAGCCTCTCCACTGGTTGCTGGTATATCTTCGCCGGTTGTGGTCATTGCTGTGCCATCTGGCGCATCATCCATACGAATTCGGGTGCAAAACACTGTGTCAGGGGCGTTCAAAATCGGTGCCTATGCCGCAGCTATTGGTGATGTTACTCCTGAATTCACAAGGTCTTTCCCTTCAAAAGCGTACCAGGAGTCATTGGGTACCCCTGATAACCTCGTGTACGACCCTTTTGGCGAGATGCTGGCAGTGCGCCCAAAACAGGGGCTTCCTGCCGGTGTAGTCGATGCCACAAGCTACGCAGGGACATTGATTCCGAATAGCGCAAACTCGCCGTGGGGTAAAACGGGAATTCAAAACACCTCCGGTGTTGGTGCTGATCGCATCATTTCTCTTAGCTCTATGGGCGTTAAGCCGGGAGACACAATCACTGTCCGTCTGGCTGCATGGTTCGCGTCAACGGGTGGCACGTTTCAGGTTTTCTGTCGTAATGCATCCGGAGTACTTTCTTCGGCAACTATTGCCGCATCAGCATCCGGCTTTAATGATGGAAGTACCACGCTGACAATACCAGCATCAACGACATACCTTACGCTTCGCGCATCAGGGGCTATGGTCAAGGAGCTGGTTGCCATAGGTGTAGCTTTCGGACGATCTCGCCCTGAGTTTATTTACGGTAGCCTTCCAGCAGAGTATTCAGGATACCAGCGCCAGCAGATTAACCTGTGGCCTGATCCCTGGTATCGCCGCTACGAGTGCGGGGAAACGTGTATTGATGGTTGGGGTCCTGCTCAAGTAGCAGGGGTTTCACTACCAGCATATGTTGCGGATTATTCTGGCAGCCCGTTTCTTAGGAAAAAATCTCTGATTATCCCAGTAGGTGGTGGTCAGACGGATATTAACATTTCAGCAAAGCGGCTTGGACTGCGTGCCGGAGATTCACTGACAGTAGCCCTGGGAGTTATTTCATCTCAGGCTATTAATCTCGCAGCATATTTCCGGACGGCAGGCGGCACCGTTATCAGCAACTCTTCCTCGCAGCCATTTCAGTTTCCGTCGCAGCAGTATCAGACGCTGGTCAGGACAATTGCCATTACGCAGGAAATTGTGGATACGGCCGGATATCTGCAAATCCGCTTAATGAACGGGCAAACGGTAGGGGCTGCCGGGGTGTATGTCGTATCGCGGGGTTTGTTTGTCGGTAACGGCTCACCTGTACTGAGCGATGATACGTACCGGCAGGATGCAGACTTCACCACCTCCAGAACGTTCACGCTGAATCAGGATTCACTCAGGGAGACGCATAAGCGCCTGATGAACCGGAAACTGTCTCAGTCAGCAACACTGGTAACAGCGCACATTGGCGATAGCTGGACCCACCTGTGGAACCGCTGGAGTGGTATATTTGCCGGGAAAATGCAGGCTGACTACGGAAGTGCTGGTATTGGATATATCGGCTTTGGCTATCCGTCTGAGGCGGGTTTCGGGCAGTACAACGGCAATATACTTGGTCAGATAACTTTGACCAAAACAGGAACATGGACTCCGACATATGCGGCAGCACAGAGCGCAGATATTTGTAGCGTCTCGTCTTCTGATACCACCGCTACTTTCAGGGCGAACGGTATACCGGCAAATGCATCGTCAGTCCGCCTTTTTGCTAAACCGCAGGGGAGTGTTAAATACAGCACAGATGGTGGAGTTAACTGGACAACTATCGACCTGAGCACGTTCACTGACCTTGCGGTCGTCAGCCTCACGGTACCGGCAACAGCTTTCAATATCTGGTTCAGTCCGGTATCAGGAACCGTTGAGCTGTACGGTCTGGATGTGCAGACCGCGACAGATGGTGTCCGGTCTCACAAACTGGGTGCGACGGGGAGTTCTGCTCAACAATGGGCGGCGCAGGTTACCAGCGCAACATGGAAAGCAGCATTCACCGCGCTGGCCCCCAATCTGGTGACCATTCTGCATGGGACCAATGACCAGACATCATCCCGTGATCCATCCGCGTTTGCTGCCGATATTCAGACGATAATCACAGCGGTTCGCACTGCCTGTCCGTTGGCTGATGTCCTGGTGCTCATGCCCTGTGAAAACCAGAGGAATAACAATGTGGCAATGGCGGCGTATGCGTCTGTTGTACGGGATGTTTGTGCGCTAAACAGGGTGGCTTATCACAATCTCCAGATTGACTACGGAGACAAGCCATCTGATTACGCATCGACATCTCCACGCAACTGGTTCAATGCTGATGGAATCCATCCTGACCCTGCGACTGGAGGTGGGCTGCCGATAGTTTCTGCTGTTTTGAAGTTAATGTAAAACTCCTACATTGATCTTCCCTCACAACAATAATACTGTATGTATGTACAGTATTATTGGGAGGGCAGATCATGCTTCGACAGTCAGACATCGCCGCGGCTTTCCGCGAGTCCATTTTGCGCAGTTCCAAGGGGTTCCAGTACCTTTACACTCGCGACTTCGTTACTGCGCTGCGCCGGCGCGGCATCCACTTTTCCGAGGTGGAGGCTAACGCCTGGATCGCACGCGAGCAGTCTTATTTCGTCGACAAAACGGCAGAGCACAGCGAAAACCGCCTGTGGATGATGGCCAACATGGGGAGGGTGCTGTAATGGGCTTTCCATCACCCGCGACGGACTACACGGAACAGCGATTAACGGTTAACTCGATCTGCAATGTCGGTCCAAATACGCTCGTCTTCGAGCAATCTGGCGGTTACGTTGTGCTGGATATCTCCCTGAAGCCAAAGCAGGGTAGTCAGGTTCTGATCCAGCATGGCGGCGGGACGGAACTTGCCACGCTGAGAGGAAAGTCGCTGATTACCGAAGATGGCGAAGCGATCGAGGGTGAAGCCCTGGACGATGTTACTGTCATCGGGGTCGTGACGTTTACTATCTGCGATGTTCGCCAGGACAACGCGGTTGTTTAGTTACTGTCAGCTCGTGGCTGCTGTGTCGTAGATGTGGCGTGACAGGAATGCACGATAAAGACAGGGATGTATTCAAACGACACGAAACGACACAAAACCGGATGCGAACGCGGAAAACATGTGTGATTACAGTGTTTTATTTAACGCTCTACTTTCTTCTAAGCCGTAGGTCACAGGTTCGAATCCTGTAGGGCGTGCCATTAAGAAACAATAACTTACGCCAGTTTTAAACCAGCCTGATTTCCTCCTTGTGTCGTATTTGTGTCGCTAGCGCCAAAAATGGCGTCAATTTTCCGTGCGTGTTCGGTCAGGTGGTTCGGCGCCAGGTGAGCATAACGACGCACCATCTCGATGCTCTCCCATCCTCCCATTTCCTGTAAAACAGAAAGCGGGACGCCGGACTGAATAAGCCAGCTCGCCCAGGTGTGCCGGAGGTCGTGAAAACGGAAATCCTCGATCCCCGCTTTTTTCAACCCGGCGCGCCAGGCGTTATTGTCATCCACGCGCATTTTTCTAACCGCGGGCGTCAGCGTTCCATCAGGGCGATGCTTTGCCGTCGTGTGAACGAACACCCATCGGGAGTGCTTCCCTATCTGATCCCTTAATACCCTGCATGCGGTATCATTCAGAGCTACGCCAATCGCCTTGCCCGCTTTTGCGTTCTCCGGATTTACCCATGCAACCTTTCTCTGCATATCGACCTGCTGCCACTCAAGCCCGATGATGTTTGAGCGGCGCAGGCCGGTTGCCAGTGCAAATATCACCACTGGCTTAATGCTCTCCGGCATGCACTCGATCAATCGCTCAGCTTCTTCTCTGGTCAGCCACCGTATCCGCTTACTGATCGGCTTGCGGGTTTTGATAACAGGAGCTGTTTTTATCCAGCCCCAGTCATTCGCCGCGGCCCTGAGAAGGGAACGAATGAAGGAAAGGTGTTGCGCCTTCGTCGCCTGCGAAACCTGCCGTGGTTTGTACTCCGGAACCGGCTTACCCTTCCTCAGCGCGGCATCACGCTTACTCTCCCACACCTGCAGGTGTTTACGGTTGATCATCCCGTTAACGGCTTCATGAACTTCCTCCGCTGTTATCTTCGAGACATCACGGCCGGAAAAATGCTGCAGCCAAAACTCAATTTTGGTTTTGTCATCATCCAGCGATCGCTTATGGTCCTTTTCCCGCAGCCACCGGATGCAGCACTCTTCGAAGGTTCTCACGGGCAGGTCGCCGATCTGGTCAACCCGCCACGCTTCCGCCTTCAGCTTGTCGTGGAGCTCCTGAGCCTGCTTTTTGTCCCCCGTGCCAAGAGATCGCCTAACTCTTTTTCCTGACGGCGTAAAGAAATGACAGTGCCACACGCCGCCCCTGAGGGTGATTGACATAAAACTTCTCCTTTATGTTCACCCGCGTTCGCGATGACAGGATCGCGCGGGGTTTTCAAATATGCAATACACGCAGCCTCGGTCGTTCTGTACTTATTGCCGACCTTGCGGCCGGCGAGCTCTCCAGACTCAATTAGACGGTAGATCACCCGCGCCGACACGATGAGCAAATCGGCGGCCTGCTGTGCTGTTATCGGTTTGTCAGATGCCATATCACCTCCGATGCTTACCGCGTAATTCCTCTTCTTCCTGACAGTCAGCACAGCGCTGGCATCCCGCCACCAGTTCCCGGCGCCGATCGGGTATCTCTTCCCCGCAGTCGCGGCAGTGAGTAGCTGATACCGCCGCATGATTGATGCGCATGTTCTGGATGGTCATTTCCAGCCGGCGCTCTGCCAGCTCGTTGGCCTGATCGATGATTTCTGCGCTCATGCTGCACGCTCCTGTTTCCGCTGTGCTGCCGGGTTAAGCCAAAGGCATTCTGTACGTACTTTCGTACCGCGCCCGGCGCTGATGCGCGATGCTTTCTCGGTCTTCGCCCAGCCGGATAACATGTCGTTGTAGACCTCAGCGTCGTAACCGCTGATCATCACCATGCCTGTCATCGTTCTGGCCACAGCGAGCAATTGCTCATGCCCTTCAACAGTCATTTCATGCGCGTAGTATCTATTACCCTGTACGCGGGTTTCCGGCACATACGGCGGATCGATGTAATGCAGAGTCGTTTCTGCGTCGTGGGCACGCATAACTGACAAAGCGTCTTTGTTCTCAATGATGACGCCCTGAAGGCGCTGACATAAAGCTGCGAGATTCTCCGGGTAACGCTCCCAAAGGTGCGCAGCAGTGGCATATTTGCGCTTGCTGTCTCCGCGAAAGCCTGAGTTACCACCGATACCTGCAGCCGAGCCGAACCCCATGCAAGCGCGAACCACCATGCGGCGGGCGCGTTCTACAGAATCTGTCGCTGGCTCCTGAGCGTGACAAAACTCATCTCGTGAATACGGGGTGAGACGGCAGGCATCCTGCAGGCGTTGATTTAATTCAGGGTTACGCAGCACACGAAAAAGGTTCACGACCTCGCCGTCGAGATCGTTGTAAACTTCTGAATAGCTGCGCGGCTTCTGGAGTAATACACCAGCAGCGCCGCCGAACGGCTCCACATAGCAAACGTGTTCTGGCATCTGTTCGATAATCCACGGCGCAAGGCGGAATTTTCCGCCGTGGTAGCGGATCGCCGGATGCTTAATTTTTACGTCAATATTCATGCTGTACCCGCCTTGTCTTCATCCATTTTCCAGGCCGTGGCGAGAGCGCTAGTAACCTGGTGGAAGCTATGTTTTACTGCCACCTTCCCATGGTCGCCGGTTGGCGAAACCAGTTCGATTGTGGTCAGCTCGCCACCGCTCTCAGCGTCCGGATAAAACTGCGAGACGTCGTTGGTTTCGATGATCACAGACCCAGATGGGGTATGCATTTTCAGCTTCATGATTCCACTCCGTAGCGGCCGCTAAGCCGCCCAATAACACTGACAAATTTCACCAGGCTGACTCCCATAGGCCGGACCTTCTCGTAGTGCTTGCGAAGGATGGGGGGGGGCATACAGCGTTCCACTTCGGTTTAGGCTTTACGCTCATCGCTTTGGTTATCTCTTCTGCGCAGCGACGAGCCTGGGCGCGGAGGATGTTTTCCTGTTCTTCTGGCGTCATGCTGCCTCCCGCTTCTTGTTGAGATGGGGTGCATTCGAAAGGAAAACCGCCCTTGCAAATCCAAGAGGCGTTGCGCTGCGAATGTTGGCGCGCTCGTCGCTGGGTGGGCATTCGTGAATGCGGTTGTCCGGATACCAGTCAGTCACCAATCCGGCAAAGGGCGTTCCGGATATGGCCTCGATCGCCTTTTTCTTCGGCATCATGCGGCCGCAGGCCAGCTTCACGGCGTCGATAGCCGCTTCAACCATCGGGTGCATATTCTCTGCCGGCGCCTTGAAACCGTTACCCGTCCAGAGGCATGTCTGCTTCGTGTAGTTGTCATCCGCGCACAGCCCAGTGAACTGGTACGGATGGAACGTGTAATCGGCCGATCCGAAGATGCTACTGAACACGCTCACCGGGTTTTCGAATGCCCACGGGCAGCCAGCCGCCAAGCCAACCATCCGGCATTGCTCAGCGACCAGCGCGGCCTTGCCCTGGAAATGCGGGTCTTTGGCGCGCTTGGACTCGAACCAACGGGACCCGGAAACAGCCACGTCCGTACATGGTGGGAAGCCGATGACGATGACGACGTTCTCAGAGCGGATGATCTGAGATAGCCGCGGCATCGCCTCAAGGATGGTTGCTGATATGCGCTCAACAGGACCGTCGATCGAAGTTTCAGGGTGCTGCGGGTCCACCAGAACGGCACGATAACCTGCTTCGACCCATGGCTCAGCCATTTTCCCGGTTAAATCACAGAGGCAGATAACAGTCCCTTTGCTCATGCTGCCTCCAGAGTCCCGATCCGCTTTAACTCAGCCAGCGATACGTTCGTGATGATGTGTCGCGGGGTGATGTACGGGCGCCAGATAAACAGGAGCGAGCCTTTAGGGTTGCTCTGGCGCTTTCCTGTAACAGATGCCGGAACAAACTGGACACGGCCGCCAGTTATGAGCCTGAGTTCATCAGCTGATTGCATGGCTGAAATAAACCAGCCGGTAGAAATGTCAGCCGGTAACAACATCACTACGGCCTGAGACTGCGCCCGGGATTGCTCAGCAGCCTTTTCTACCCACGGGCCGATATCGGAATAGGGCGGGTTACACCAGATCGCGCCGCATGACGTCCATTCGCTGTTCAGCGAGTCATCCAGCTCAGTGAGATAGTGAGCGCATAGCGCGTTACTCTCAGAGGCTGCAGCATCCAGCCAGAAGCCAAACTCACGGTCGAGCGCGTTGAAAATTTCAATCGGCGTTTGCCAGTAGTCACGTTCATTTTTTGGGGTTTTCGATCCGCCATAATCAGTCATTGCGCACCTCTTTTCGTGCTTGCCTTTCTCATGCGGCTTAAAGTCCTGGATACCGATGCAACGCTGCGGCCCATCTTCATGGCGATGCTTTTATGCGACTCGCCGGCAGCGCGCAGTTCAGCGGCGATCTGCTTCTCTTCTGGCTTCCATGGCTTGTAGACAAATGCTGTGCTGATGGAATAGCTCTGTGCCCGGCGGTAGAAGTTTGCCTGGCTAATCCCCAGCGCATCCGCTGCGCGACAGGCAGGCATGGTTCCGGCGACGGCGCGGAATTGCTCTGGTGTGATGCTCTGCTTATTCATTGGGCCTCCCGTGGTAACCGGTAAATTTCTCCGCCAAGCGTCCCGTTACCCCAGCGCTCGACGGTCAGGAATGGCTTAACTACTTCCAGTTCCGGCATGGAGATAAACACTTCCTTCATCTCAAGCGCTGGCGCCCACCCGGCGTAATAAGGCTCATGAAAGTTCAGGGTTATCCCTGCATTGTACCCGAGGGCGCCAGCCGCGGTCTGCCAGCGATGAAAGACCGTTATGTTGTTCCGCGCGTCCTTGCGCAGGATGGACAGGATTGACTCAGCTGTTACTTTCATGGCTGCCACCACTTGCGGCTTGTTTCAGTTCTCTCAGGCGGATGCCGGTTACGTCCCTGCACTTCGTCTGATGCTCAGGGAAGCCATGAAGGCCGTTCCATGCTTTCCCGTAGTTATCCTGAAGGGCCTTCGGATCGTTCTCTGAGCCTGCGTAAGCAGTGAAATCAGCGAGAATCTGATCTGCGTCTGCTGGTCTTACCTGGTGAGCCTCATAGTCAGGGTCCACAGTCGTTTCTTCTGTAGGGATGCAGAACGCCTGAAAGGCTGCATATTTGTACGCAATCGACATGGCTTTGTTCGTTGCTTTATCGCCGCTGTCCATCGCCTCGCCGTAGGTGACGACGGTATGAATGCTGCCGTCCTCCGTGCTGACAAAATCGAACTCAGCCCGGACTGTTACATAAAACAACGCGCCGCCATTTTTACTGGTTCGTTCACAGCATGACCGCTCAGTACACCGCGGGAGGATCAGTAACTTGTGCTTCACCAGGGCAGGGGCCAGAGCGTTGTAAACGTCATCGATCCCACGGAATGCGTAGTTGACCTGGCTGCCCTGTTTTCTGGCCTTGCTGATGCCTTTCTCTGCCAGCTCTCCGGCCACAGCGCTGATAGCGGCGTATACTTTTTTATCCGTCATTGAAAATTCCCCGCGAATTCATCCCAGCTGATCACCGGGTTCTGTCGTTCCGCAGAAAGGTTTACTGGTTCGTCATCGTCGAAATCACGCTCGCCGATCGCATCGCTCATCAGCTGAATGAATTCGTCGTCATCCCATTTTTCCGCCGCGCTCATGCTGCTTTCTCCCGATGAGTAATGACGTAGCCATGTTCCGCCAGACATTCGATCACCACGTCCCAATCCAGTTGCATGAGGACTTCACGACTGTTAACTGTTCCCGACAGCACCACGTCTTCCAGCTCGACGGTTAACGTGTTATGTGGGCCTACAGATGTGCGCATGTCTGTGCATTCACATTTGATATTCATAAGCACCTCAGTAACTGATACCGGTATGAGGAATGCGGCCGTCTTTAACCGCGGTGAGCACTTCGATAGCCTGATCCCGAGTAAGGCTGGTATTGGCCAGAAGAGCTTTGACGATTTCAGTGCCTACAGCCTTGCGGTGCTTAACGTCGGCTTCGCGTCGCGCCTGCTCATCGGCTTTGCGTTTATCCTCAGCCAGGCGGGCCTGTTCGCGTTGCTCTGCCTCTCGGCGGATGCGATCGGCTTCTTCCTGTGCTTTGCGACGCTCCGCTTCGATAGCGGCCTGCTTGTCAGCCTCAGCTTTCTGCTCGGCAGCAATGCGATCTCGCTCTGCCTGCTCAGCTTGTGCTTTCAACACAGCTTCACGATGCGCCGCTTCTTCACGTTCACGCTGTATGCGCTGCTCAACTTCGCGGGCTGCTGCAGCTGCTGCCAGTCGCTTAATTTCTTCTTCATGGGCAATACGCTGGCGCTCAGCCTCAGCCGCTTTATCTGCCTGCTCACGATCGAAAGCGTCATTCATCAGCAGAGCCATTTCGTGGTCAGCTTCGAACTGAACCGCACGCTGCAGATCGATGTTCTCGTTCATCACCAACGCTTCGGCATGCAGTGCGTTCATGGCTTCTTCGGCCTTAATGCGTTCCTGCTCGGCTTCCCATTCGGTCAACGGGCGACGCACTTCATCTTTCAGTGCATCGAGACGCTCACGGACAACGCGGCGGCTTTCATCAATCTGCTTTGGCAGCGCCTTTAACTCAGCGACCAGGTCTTTACCTGCGTTGTCGATGTAGGTTTTAGAGCGCGCGACCTTATGAGCCATGGATGCGATAGCGTCACGGCCTTTTTTGGTGGTTACGTCCGGAACCAGGCTGCGAGCCTCTTTTTCGATCGCTTCAATAAGCGGGTCGAGCTGGTCGTTATTGGTGAAAACCGCCATCGCGTTCTTTTTCTCGATGACGACTAAATCCATTATTTCGCTCATGGCTTCCCCTGAAATTTGGTTGTGAAACGCCCGGCACCGTAATGGCTGCCTGATAGCTCAGTTAAATTCGTGCGCTGATGTGCGCGGTTAATGCGTCCCGGCTGGTACCAGGTTCGGCTCAATGTTGCGTGAAGCGTATGGCCGGCGGATGTGGCGCAGATTTCCCTGCGGCTCATGCCAGTAGCTGCCGTCGCGATAGTCGAAGCTGACCAGCCAGGCAGCCCCGGTGCGGCGATTGCGCATCATCACGGCGCGTCCGCTGTTAGGAATTGAGTTAGCCATTGAACACCCCCGTAACGTGCAGAATTTTGATAATCAACGCTGTCCAGATAACGCCGCAGATCAGCAGGCAGTAAATCAGTGAACGAATGCCTTGTTTGCTCATGCTTTCTCCCGCACTTTCAACATTGCATCAGCCATCAGGTAAGAAAGCCCAGCAATAATTAAATCATCTTCATTTCTCGCAGGGTGCTCAATGCCCGCTGGATAACTTGCCAGCCAGCCCTGCATCGCTTTTGCTGCAAAGTAATCACGAACAGTCAAACCTTCGTACCCTTGCGTTGGATATGCAGGGCCGCCATTGTTTTCTTTGCTCATTTTCCACCCCAGCATGCGAAGCTAAAAAAAAGGACAGCAACCAAAAACGGAACGACCTTTAACCAAAAATTACGCCATGCAGGCTTGTCTTCTTCGCGGATCATCTCTTCACCTTTGCCTTATCGCGGCTAACGGAGCGTTGTTACCTATTACCGGCGCCAACGTTGTTGTTTGGATGAATTGAATATACAAAACGTATTCATTACTTGCAATACAATACGTATACTTATTTTTGCTGCGACAGATAACATTTTGTATTTTATGAAGGTTTATTTTTCCATTAGCAGTTTGAGCCAACGAAAATTGTTAGGGCGAATAGGCGCGCGTGGAATTGAAATGCGTAAAAAGTGTGTCACGGAAAGGAGATCAGCCGGTCATGGCGCCGGCTGGAGGTTAGATAAGGCGAAGCTTGGTTTCTACGGCTACACCGATAATGCGGCAGTTTCCATTAACTGGGACTAGTGGCCATTGGGGATTGAGGCCCTTCAGGTATTTCTGGCCCCCGTCAATAATCAACTTTTTGAATGTCGCTTCGTTTGATTCTGATAGCTTAGCGATCACAAGGCTGCCATTTACTGGCTCACGGCCGGTATCAAACAAAACGTAGGTACCCTCGGGAATGCTAAGCCCGACTGGTGAAGTCATGGAATCGCCTTCAACAAGCAGCCAGAACGCTTCCCCTTGGATATGTGCATTGGACTCAAGCCACAAATCAACATCTTTGATGGAATAAGGTTCTATAGCCTCTCGCCACGATCCAGCCTGAACACTACTAAGCACTGGATACTCGTTGCCGCGCTTATATGGCCCAACGTACTCAACATCACCCTTGATGTTTTCATCTATTATCATGCCGCCAGCACCCACAGAAAAATTATTCTTGCCGAGGAAGCGAAGGATTTTAGCTATGTCCTCCAGGCTGGGCTCTCTCCTTGCGTTTAGCCAATGACTAACGGCACCTTTGGTGATCCCGAGATGCTCTGCCAGCTCTTCCTGGTTTATGCCCTTCGTTTTCATGAGGGACTTTGCTAGGTCATACCATTTCATGCTCATACCCAAATGATACAAGTTGTATATCTTTCTTCGAGTCACAATTTGTATATTTACCTTGCGAGGAAAGAATACAATATGTATATTAAAACTGTTTAGAGGAGACCCGACATGAACAATCTAAGCAAGATCAGACGTCGAGCAGGGCTTACACAGCGCCAGATAGCGACGGAGCTTAATCTGACGGCCGGCGCTATCTGCCATTACGAAAACGGGAAACGGGATCTCAGTATTGAGCAATGCCGAAAGATAGTTGCTGCGCTCAACAAATACGGAGCTTGCGTCAGCATTGACGACGTTTTCCCCCCATCAAAAGCCAGTGCCGCCTGATTGGCGGCTCTTTTAGATAGCACAGAGGAAGTATCACAAATGGAGAGTTCAACGACACGCAACAAAGTGGAGGCTCGCAGGATAGAAAGCTGGTTACACAGCCAGATAGCTGAACTGGGAACCACGAATATCGCCAAAGTGGCCGGAGTGAATAAGTCGACGGTGAGTCGCTGGCGGGAGAGTCTGCTGCCGAACATGTCGCTATTGCTGGCCATCCTGATTTCTAACAGGACGGGAGAGAAAGGTGACTTTGAAGCATGAGTGGGAACAGAAAGGCGAAAGCCGCAGTGCGCTAACACTAACGGCTTTCTACGCGAATTAACTGAACAAATTCACAGGAGTAATTATGCCTAAGAGCAACAGATTTTACCAGGCACAAACACACAAAAATGTTACCCGCGATCGCTTCATTCGCTCGGTTAACCCGGTGGTTGGCATGAAAATGCGCGCCATCCTGGAAGAGCTGAAACGGAAGGAGGAAGGCCGTGAGTAACGTATCCAATTTAGCCGAAGCCAGAGAGGCCAGAAGGCTCCAGAAACCGCGCACGAATGACGGTAAGGGGTTTGCCTTGCTGCACCGTAAAATTATGGATGTGCCGTTTTACAAGGACGCTGAGGCGGCTCATCTATGGGTTCACCTGCTCCTGCGCGCTAATCACGAACAGACACTGGTATCGACTGATGTCGGCGATGTGATGTGCGAAAGAGGGGAGTTCATCACCGGGCGAAACACACTGGCAATGGAAACGGGGTTAACCGCTGATCGCGTTAAATCACTGCTCCGTAAATTCCAGAACCTGGGCATGATCACCACCAAATCGAACAACCGTTTTACTGTTCTAAAAGTGGTCAAATATGACGAATATCAGTCAAATTTTTGTCCAGCCGATGTCCAGCCGATGTCCAGCCAAAACGCAGTAGTACCAATGCCTGCGGAGGTGGAGTGTCCAGCCGGTGTCCAGCCAGTGTCCACAGATAACAATATATTAAATAACTTACTACCTAACGGTAGTAAGTATGTCGCAAATGACCAGAAACCGGCTGAAGAGAAAAAGTCACGTTTGTCATGCGATGAAGTATGGCAATGCCTGAAAGACGAATTACCTGAAGCCAGGGGATGGAGATGCCTTACTGATGAGCGACGCAATCTGATCCGCACCTTCTGGAGCAAGGCGAACAAAATCGCACGCAATCTGGATGGTAAGCCGATGGACATGGATGGTTTTCGCGACTACCTCCGCTACATCGCTCAGAACTGTCGCTGGATGCTGGAAGACCGACCAGACCAGAAGTCAGGGAAGACATGGCGCCGCATGAAATTCGATAAGTTTCTGACGGAAAAACTCTACATCGAAGTGCGTGAGGGGGACCGTGATGACCGCTGATTTCATGACACCTCCGCACAGCATTGAAGCAGAGCAGAGCGTACTTGGCGGACTTCTGCTGGACGACGACAGCAGCGAGCGTACTCAGAAGGTGCTTTCGATCCTCAAGCCGGAATCTTTCTACTCTCGTCAGCACCAGGTCATTTTCGCTGAAATGCGCCAGATGTACCGCGACCATAAGCCGGTCGATCTGCTGACCCTGTTTGATGCTCTGGAAAGCAAGGGGCTGACAGAGACCGTTGGGGGCTTTGCATACCTCGCTGAAATGTCGAAGAACACGCCAAGCGCGGCGAACATCGTGGCCTATGCAATGCGTGTCCGTGAGACCGCGATGGAACGCTACGGTATCGAGAAAACAACGAAGGCGATCGAGTTGCTTTATGCCCGCAACGGCATGACGGCAGAACAGAAGTTTGACGCAATTCAGGGATTATTCACTGAGATAACCGAGCACGTAAAAACAGGGCGACGGACAGGGCTTCGCACGTTCTATGACGCTGTCACTGACTGGTCAGCAGAATTCGACGAAAGGCTCAAGCCGGATGGTCGTTCCCGCGGATTGTCTACCGGGATCCGCTCTCTGGATGAGCTTCTCGGTGTGAAACGCATTGTGCGTGGCAGCCTGTTCGTTATCGGCGCTCGCCCGAAGATGGGTAAAGCGCAGCCACTAAATTCTCGTATTTTGCTCGCCAATGGCTCATGGACGACGTTCCAAGATATCAGTGTAGGCGACGCTCTTGCATCAGTGGATGGAAAATCATCAGTTGTGACCGGAGTTTTCCCTCAGGGTGAGCGGGATGTTTACCGCGTAACCTTTTCGGATGGGAGGTCGGTTGATTGCGCGGACGATCACCTGTGGGAGATTCATAGCAGCCGTATTTCTGGTGGCGCTGATGTTGTAGACACTCGCCGTCTGCGAGACATGATGGAATGCGTTCGTTATCAAAACCGCATTCATGTTCCTGGGATAAGTGGTGATTTTGGCTTATCTGTTGACCTGGGTATTAGCCCGTGGCTGTTAGGTGCGCTACTTGGTGATGGAAATCTCATTGGGACCCCACGAATTAGCATGACAGAGCCATACATCATTCAGCGGGTAAACGCTGAGGTGGGGAGTGATATTGAAGTCAGGCATATCGCTGGATGTGATTATTCGTTATCTCACAAGTTCAGTAGAAAACTATCCCTTACCCGTGTTATGCAGCAACTCGGCATATACGGTAGGGCGTCAAATATTAAATTTATCCCGGATGTGGTTTTTTCTGCCGATAAGCAAACACGAATTGACGTTTTGTGCGGATTGCTCGAAACCGATGGCTGGGTTGAAGGAAACAATGCTCTGCGGTTTAGCTCTTCGAGTGAGTATCTTTCTGATGGTGTGAAACGGCTTGTTCATTCTCTTGGTGGCGTGTGCCGCATGACAACTAAACAGGAGCCGAAATTCAGTTACAAGGGAGAAAAGCGCATAGGACTAAATGCCAATATTTGTGCAATCAGGTTACCTGATGACGTTCTGTCATGCATTAAATCCCCGCGCCTGAAGAAAAAATTCACAGCAAAACGTATAAAAACGAGCGCTCCAGTTGTTGCATCGGTTGAATATGTTGGGCGTGAAGAGTGCGTTTGCATCATGGTATCCCACGAAAGGCACCTGTATGCAACAGATGGATACATTCTTACCCATAACACCACGCTTTACACCCAGATGGGTGTTAACTGCGCGACGGTCGAAAATGAGCCTGCCCTGATGTTCTCCCTCGAAATGCCGGAAGGGCAGATGGTGGAGAAAATCACTGCGCAGAAGGGGAGGATCTCTCCAAACCTGTTTTACCCGGACATGACGAAGGACGACTACGGGTATCAGGGAGACTGGAATGGCGACCTGAAAAAAGCTACTGGCGTTATGGGCGCCCTGATTGATACCAACAACCTCCTGATTGATGACACCCCGGGCATTTCACTGGCGCATGTCATGGCTGAATCGCGGCGCATCAAGCGCGAACGCGGCAAGGTCGGGATGATTCTCGTTGACTACCTGACGCTGATGACTGCCGATAAGGCAGAGCGAAATGACCTGGCGTACGGGCTGATCACCAAAGGCCTCAAGACCCTGGCTAAGGAGCTGGATTGCGTCGTAGTTCTCCTGACTCAGCTTAACCGTGAGCTTGAGAAGCGAACCAATAAGCGTCCCTTGCCGAGCGACTCCCGCGACACCGGGCAGATTGAACAGGACTGCGATTACTGGCTGGCCATATACCGGGAGGGCGCCTACGACGAGAACGCAAACCAGAGCGACACAGAGCTCCTCCTGCGCCTTAACCGGCATGGTGAGACTGGTGTTGTCTATTGCGAGCAGCGCCACGGGGCGATTTACGACTGCGATCAGGAGGCTGCCAGTCAGCGCCGTCGCGATAAAGAGCAAAAACCAACCAAGCGGGGTGGATTTTGATGACAGGCAAAGACGCAATTCTGAACTACCTGAAAACGCATAAAACCTGCAGCTCTCCAGATGTCGCCGCGGCTTCCGGGATGACGCATACCTGCATCAACCAGGCTGCCAATATCCTGGCAAAGCAGGGTGTTCTGGTCGCTGAAGCTCGGGTGTGGCGGACGGTTTACTACCGGCTGGCCACTGAAGAAGAAATTTCAGGCAGAAAGAGCACGAACCAGATTTTCAACGAGTGTCGGCAAAGCCCGGCGATGAAGCGGGTACTGGCTGTTTACGGGAGAACATCAGCATGACTATCACACTACAGGCAGTAAACGAGCTCATCGCCTCCCCGGAGAGCGCGGGCGAGCTGTCGATCAAAGAGACAAAGGTTATGGCGCTGGCGAAAGCGTACCAGCAGCTGGCTGCGGAGAATGCTCATCTGAAAAGCCGAATGCAGCGGTTGATATGCATCATCCGAAACGCAGATAACGATTACTGCATGTGTGGTGATTTGATGAAAAGTCATGTGACCGGAGGATGTGGATGCCCAACTGGAATGTTTGATTATCACTATGACAAATGGCTTGAGGAAGAGGCTGCCACTCCCGCCACCGATCGCATCGTAGCCGAAGCCGAGGCGCTCGGAGTTGAGAAGGCTATCGCTCACCTGGAGAATAAGTTCAGCAATATCGGCGTGCAGATCATGAATTTGCAGTGGCTGGCAGGCTCGCTGCGCGAGGGGGCCGACAAATGCTAAAGCCAAATCACGTTTATATCGAGGTCTGTCATAACCAGAGCGGCGGACTTTCTCTATGCGTCAGCAATGACAGCGGCGGCTACCGCATATCAGGCTCTAAGGTTGGCGGATGCGAAACCCTAAAGTGCTTTGAGGTCAACGCCAGCGAGCTTATCGAGCAAATTCGAGAGCATGCGAACACAGAGGGGGGCGACAAGTGAGCAAGCCTACCGACGAAGAAATCGTCCAGGTGCTTTCAGAGCACGGTCAGTGCATGACCTACGTGGTTGCCTATTGGCTACGCAGGAAGCACAAAAATATCAATACAGCCTATACGCTGCGCCGCCTGAAGAAGCTCGAATCCATCGGCGTGGTGAAGCGCATGGAAAGCTCGTACAAAACTCAAATTTGCTGGGGTGTCGCATGACAACTGATATCACCGAACTGGCGCAGAGCCTGAAAGCGGCGGCTGTAAGGGCCAAAACAGCAACAGAAGAATATGCATCCGGACACATGTCTGTTTCGGTCTGCTTTGCCGAATGCGAAGAGTTTAACAGGCTCACCGATGGGCCAGATAACATTCTCGCGCTGGTAGAGGCGCTGGAGAAGGCGCAGGCTCAATCATCGAAATGGCTTGAGGCTTACCATAAAGCCGTATCGATTGGCGCTCGGTATGAGGAGCGCATCGCCGAGCTGGAGTCCCGCACCGTGAAGCTGCCGAAGCCTATTAGCGTTTTGCATCGCCGAGAGTTCACTGCGGCGCACTGCGCAATATACGCATACCCCGAGGCAGAAGTTAACGCGGCGTTGGCCGCCGCTGGCATCAAGGTGGAGGCTGAGTGATGTGGATCCTCATTATCTGGATGTTCGGCGCTTATGGAAACCCGACCATTACCACTCAAGAGTTTCAAACAGAATCCGCCTGTCGAGCAGCATTTGCCGAAGTGAAAAAGGTAAACAATGCCGACGTTTCTCTACGTGGCGTATGCACGCCTAAGGGTGACCAATGACCAAATCAACCATAACCAGAGAGCAACTGGAAGAATGGGTTGCACAATTTGATGAAGATGGCGGCTGCGATGCCACTGACAGGCAATTAGAGGCTCTCATTCGTCAATCGCTGGCCGCAATGGACAGCGAGTCTTGGTGTTTGCCTCTCGACTACTTACAGGGACACAAAGACGGCCTGGAGTGGGCCTCCCAACTGGCAGAAGCCAATCACCCTGAGACCGGAGACTGGCTGTACGATGACCCTATCGAGCTGGCAAAGGCTATTCGCAAAGGTCCAGATATGCCTCCAGCGCAGCCGGTAGCGGACAGCGAGCCGGTTGCGTGGATTTGGCAACATCTCGACCAGTTGCACGTCACCAATTACGAGGAACGCGCAAGAGATTTAGCGTTGGGTGGCGTCAATGTTGCGCCGCTCTATCGCCACGCGCAGCCAGCAAAAGGTCTTGAGCTGGCAGGCTGGCAATTCAAATCAGTAAATGGCGACTGGTTGGGGCTTATTGATGAACACGGTAAGAACCAGGCTGTTCGAGAGGGTTGCGAGGTTCGTGAGGTTTTTGCTATGGCTGATGGCGTCAATGAACGCGACCAGGTACGCCGCGAGCACGCCGAGTGGTCGCAGGCCACGTTCGGTAATGTCGGCCCTATTGGCCCGCTGAAGCACCTGAGAAGAGAAGTTAAGGAGGTCATCGCTAAGCCGCATGATCTGTCCGAGTGGGCGGATATGCAGTTCTTAATGTGGGATGCTCAGCGCCGTGCCGATTTCTCTGACGAGCAAATTACCCGGGCGATGGTTGAAAAGCTGGCCGTTAACAAGTCACGTGAGTGGCCGGCGCCGAAAGATGGAGAGCCGCGATTGCACATCAAAGAGCAGCCAGCGCAGGTAGTGCCGGACCGCTCCATATTCGAAAAATGGTGGGAATCACAGAATGGAGCGCCCCTCGATGGCTGGGACTCGTTACGGACAACTGACGGCTATTGTGATGATGGTATTGACGGGCAGTTTGAAGCATGGAACGCCGCCATGCTCGCAGCCGCCCCGCAGGAGGTGAAAGGTGAATAAGGTCGAACTGCTTCAGAAGATATCGGCACTCGCCACTGAATGCCACGCGTTGGCCTGTGAGCTTGATATTGGTGATGAGCGAACCGAAATGTTCGAAATCTACGGCGTGCTGCACAACCTCGGGCGTCGCGGCTACGCCAGTCAGGTGGGGAGGCTAATGAATCCACTGCTCGATTCCTGTGATGACGACGAGGATGAGGAAGATGACGATTGGGGTGAGGATGACGACTGATGCCTAAATCCCCCTCAGAACGCAAAGCCTCCAGTTGAAATCAAACCCCTCTCCGGAGGGGTTTATCGTATATGCTCATTTTGCTTTTATCCCCGGGAAGGGCGATAATTACCTCGTCAGCCTGAGCAACTGACACGATTATCCGGCGCCAAGTGGGGACACATGGCGCACAAAACCTTACAGCAATCCCTGTCACCGATGGCGAAATCCACCGGCGATTTTCTGCATTCAGCGTTTGGCCTCTGCGGAGGTGAAGCGTGAAGCAACAATTCTGCCTTATCAACGACAACGTTAAGCGTAACGTCGTCAACTTCATCCAGTCTCTGCCCGTCGACCACCGATCGCCGCTGATTATCGAGGCGCGCGAAGAAAGCCGCACCGACAAACAGAATCGTCTCATGTGGCCACTTTTGAAAGACCTGAGCGACCAGGTGATTTGGCACGGCGAAAAGCTGGAGCCTGCGGAGTGGAAAGACCTCATCACCGTGCTGGTCAGCCAGATGCAAAACCCGGAGCGTAAGCAGAAATCCGCCCCGGGCATCAACGGCGGCCGCGTCTACTTCGGCGTTCGCACCTCACAATCCAGCAAGCGCTACATGGTCGAGGTGATCGAGGCGATTTACTGGTTCGGCACCGAGCACAATGTGAAGTTCAGCGAGAAGTCCAGCAGTCGGATTGCATGGGCCCAGGAATGGAGGGCTTCGCATGCACAGTCTGCTCGCTAAGGTCATGGATCGCGGCATCTTCCGCGTGCCGGCGCGCCGCAAGCGCAAGGTCGAAGTTAAGCCATCCGATATCCCCACCTTTCACTATACGGCTCACCTGGCAGATGTCCGCTGGCTGCGCCGCGCTGCCAGAAGGAAAATTGCATGAGCATTTATCAACGCATTAACGGCGCTGACTGGCGCAATATCTGGGTTGTAGGCGATCTGCATGGGTGCCATACGCTGCTGATGAAAGAGCTGGAAAAGGTCCGTTTTGATCCATCGTGTGATCTGCTGATTTCAGTAGGTGACCTTATCGATCGTGGTGCGGAAAACGTCGAATGCCTTGAGCTAATCGCAATGCCCTGGTTCAGGGCTGTCAGAGGGAACCATGAGCAGATGATGCTCGACGGAATATCCTCCTCCGGGAACGTGAATCACTGGCTCGCCAACGGTGGCGGATGGTTCTTTAACCTTGACTACGACAAAGAACGCCTGGCTATCGCGTTGGCGCATTTGGTTGCAGGTTTGCCACTTATCATCGAGGTAATGACCGAGGGTAAGAAGGTGGTGGTATGCCATGCTGACTACCCGCATAACGAATACTCATATGGAAAGCCCGTCGATGCAGAACAGGTGATCTGGAATCGTGAGCGAGTGAGTGCGGCTCAGGATGGGATTGTGAACGAAATATCCGGTGCAGACCTGTTTATTTTTGGGCACACCCCGGCACATCAGCCAAGCCAGTACGCCAATCAGATGTATATCGACACCGGGGCTGTATTCTGCGGCCGCCTGACCTTGGTGCAGATCCAGGGGGGGCGATAATGCTTAAACGTAATCAGCGCCGGTGCAAAATCTGCCGGGCAAAATTCACCCCAGCATTCGAAAACCACCGTTGGTGCTGCCCTGAGCATGGAGCTGAATTTGCCATGCAGGAACTGGAGAAGAAGCGCGAAAAACAGGCCCAGGCGAAAGCGAAGAAAGAGCGCGCAGCCTGGCGCAAGCGCAAAGCCGCGGTGAAGCCTCTCCGACACTGGGAAGACATGACCCAGCGCGTCGTTAACGACTATATCCGCGAGCGTGACCACGATCTGCCGTGCATCAGCTGCGGCACATTCGAAACGGTTCAGTGGGAGGCCGGGCATTACCGCTCCCGCGGTAAAGCATCGCACCTGCGCTACAACGAGGACAACATTCACAAGCAGTGTCATCACTGCAACGTGCAAATGTCAGGTAACCAGCAGCAGTACCGCATCGCTCTGGTAGAGAAAATCGGCGCTGAGCGCGTCGAGGCGCTCGAAAACAACAACACCCCTCACCGATACACCATCGAAGAACTGGAAGGCATCAGGCGCCATTACAGCGCGCTACGCCGTGCGCTCATAAAACAACGGGAGGCCGCATGAGCAAAATCCAATACCCAATGTCCACTGCCGCTGTTTTTGATGACGTGGTTTATCCCATCCACCTGAACGGGGCGCATCAGATAGAGAGCGAGGTTATGGGCGCGATCAGATGGTTCTGCCGGTGGCACAACGAGGAAATGGCCGTCGTTAAGGCGCATGTGCTGTTTAGCTGCTGGGGCCTTTACCTGACGTATGACCAGCTTATGGCGGAGGCCGCATGAACCAGGACGTAATTGAGCGCATCCGGGAGCGCTGGCAAAAGCTCCGCCTCTGCCGGCACCGCGGAACGGTGATGACCGACTATCGCATTTTACGGAATTACGTTCGCATCTATCAGACCCTGGGAGAGACAGCATGAAACTGGAATTAACCAACGAACAGCACCAGTGGATAGATCAGTGGCTCCAGCTTTGGGGCGCATGGTGCCAGACAGGGAAGATAGACAAGGCGATGATAAATATGATTGCCAAGTTCATGGCCACGGTTGAACCGCAAGCACCATCAAGGCCTGTATGCAGCGATGATGATGGGTTGCTGATTGATGCCGTAATCCGACATTACCTGAAAAACGTAGATGAGAACGCATGGAAGGTGATTTTTGCCTATTACGTCTGTAACTCAAGCGAGATAAGGATCGCTTCATGGCAGCATGCTGTGAGCAAACCTCGCCTGATGAAGACCCGCGCCGGAAACCAGTATAAGCACCCGAGCATTTCAACCATCCGCCGGGAAGTTAAGCAGATTATCAACGCGGCGCTCTTCTGCCTGTACCAGCCGCTGCAAAATGCGTTTAACGATCGCGAAAGCGTGAGGAAAATTGCAAAAAATAGTCATAACGTGCTTGCATTTCAATGAACAAATGAGCAATATATTTAGTGTAGGTTGCCGTATTTGCGTTTGACCTATCAGAACACCGAGCCTCGCCATCATGCGGGGCTTTTTTATGCCTGCGATCCGGTCAGGGCTCTTGGGTAGAGACGTGCTGCACGACACGTTGAAGCCCTACACGCGCAGAGTCCTGAACCAGATTGTTCGCATAGCTTAACAAGGTTAAAGCACCCGACTCATAATCGGATGATTTCAGGTTCGATCCCTGATGCGAGCACCAATTCAGCGCCATTAGCTCAACCGGAGAGAGCAATAGCCTTCTAAGCTATCGGTTTCAGGTTCGAGTCCTGAATGGTGCGCCAGATTGAAGGCTATCAGGCAAGAGCGCTTCCCGTCATGGGGCTTGGCTTAAATGCAACCAGTGCTCTTTCCGATGGTTTTCGTAAGCGACTTTGCGGTTTTTTAGAAACTGACCACAAAGATAAATGCAAACGAAGAAATGTATCTGGCAGTAGCCTAACAGCTAAACACCAGCAAGGTCTTCCGACTCCTTGTCAATGAATTCGGCGCACTGGCCCGGTGTGATTAATAATGGGCACACAACAGGTAAGAGCATTGGGCATTTGAGGGCTGTTCCACCCTATCTGATGTCGAGCCAAACCAGTGCTCTTTCCGTTGTGGTTTTCCTGATGCTAGTTGGTTCGGTTGCGGCGTATACCAAGGCGACGAAGGAAGTGCTGACGCACAGCACCACAGCCTCATTCCTCTACCTTGGGACCATTACGGCTACCGCGCCGTCGCTTTTACCCTTGGTATTTCTTCCCGCCTTGAGCGGGTTTTTTATTTTCAGGGTCGCGGGAATCACCCTCGACGCTTTGTTGGTAAATCAGCCCGACGGCCCTGAACCTTTTACTGACTACAGATAGCACCCCGAACATTATCGGAGGTGGAGACTATGAAAATGCCTGACAAAATCTTTTCGGCGGCCTCGTACTGCTCGTCAGGCGGCCTGATATGCACCGGGCTGGCAAGGACCTATGACTGGTTTCATGGCCTTGACTGGAATTTTATTGCCCTGGCCAGTGGCGTGATAATCGGTGTAGCGACTTATCTGACCAATCTCTACTTTAAGCGCCGCTGGACGAAGATGTATCAGCAATCCCTCGATCGTGGATATGGTGGTCCGCCACCGCAGGATGAATAGCGATGGCTAACCTGAAAACAAAACTCAGCGCGGCCATGCTGGCGCTTATCGCCGCTGGCGCATCAGCTCCCGTTCTCATGGATCAGTTCCTGAATGAGAAAGAGGGTAACAGCCTTACGGCGTACCGTGATGGTTCTGGCATCTGGACAATTTGCCGCGGGGCAACCCGTATTGACGGCAAGCCAGTAACGAAGGGTATGAAGTTAACCCAGGCCAAATGCGACCAGGTGAACGCTATCGAGCGAGACAAGGCGCTGGCGTGGGTAGACCGGAATATCAAGGTTCCTCTCACGGCACCGCAAAAGGTCGGCATCGCCAGTTTCTGCCCGTACAACATCGGTCCCGGCAAATGTTTCCCATCGACGTTCTATCAGCGCATCAACGCCGGCGACCGTAAAGGCGCCTGTGAGGCTATTCGTTGGTGGATTAAAGACGGTGGACGAGACTGCCGGTTGACCAAAGGCCAGAAGAGCGGCTGCTACGGACAGGTCGAACGGCGAGACCAGGAAAGCGCGTTGACGTGCTGGGGATTGGAACAATGAGCCGCGTAACCGCCATTATCAGCGCCGTTGTGATCTGCCTGGTTGTTTGCCTTGGGTGGCTGGCCAGTCACTACCACGACAACGCGACCGAGTTCAAAAGGCAGCGCGATAAAGTGACTGAGCAGCTCAGCCTGGCGAAAGACACCATCGCGGACATGCAGACCCGCCAGCGAGACGTAGCAGCACTCGATGCCAAATACACGAAGGAATTAGCCGATGCAAAAGCTGAAAATGATGCTCTGCAGCGCAAGCTTGATAATGGTGGCCGGGTGCTCGTCAAAGGCAAGTGTCCAGTGTCAGCCGCAACCCAAACCGCCGGCGCCTCCAGCATGGGCGATGATGCCGCCGTCGAACTCTCTGCAGTTGCTGGACGAAACGTTCTCGGTATCCGATCCGGAATCGTCAGCGACCAAGCAGCCCTGAGGGCGCTGCAGGAATACATCACCACGCAGTGCCTGAAGTAAGGCATTACAGAGCCACTTCCAGAGGTGGCTCGATAATGTCACAACGAGGTAAGCCATATGCGCACCACTGGAATCCTAATGGCGGAAATTACGCTTCGCCCATACATGAAGCCGCTGCTCATCCTTTCAGTGCTTTTGCGCTGGGGCTGGCTCACTAAGAAGTGTATCCGGATTAGCCCTGCAATTGGCAAGTGGGTGTAATTATAAAGTTCTGCAAATGGTGTCTGAAAAGCGCCATTGACAGAGTTTTATGTAACTTTCTAGGGTAATGGTTGTCGCTATTCCCCGGTGATATATTTCCGAAACCAGCAGGAAATTCTGATATGGCTAAAGGGTTGATTAATCATTACATCGTGAATATCTATCCGGTGTCAGATGGCTCACGGTCCCTCTGTATATCCATTACTACCCCCGTTAAGCCGATAATTGAACATGGGTTCATTCATTGTCACTTTGACGACGATGGAGTGGATAAGCGAGAAGGATTCAGCCTCAAAGAAATCTCTCGTTACACCATCATTACGGTAATGAAGGAATAGATAAATGGCAAAGCTCACCGACAAACAAGAGCTGTTTGCCCGTGAGTACCTGAAAGACTTAAACGCTACACAGGCGGCCATCAGGGCGGGTTACAGCGAGGATTCTGCTGCCTCACAGGGATGCGAGAACCTTATAAAACCTAATATTGCAAAACGTATTGCTGAGCTTAAAGCTGAGCGAAACGAAGAGGTGGGCGTAGACGCTGCCTACGTATTGCGACGGCTGGCCGAAATAGACCAGATGGACGTGCTCGACATCCTGACCTCGGCTGGAGAGCTAAAACCAGTAACTCAATGGCCGAAGGTCTGGAGGACGACGCTCTCCGGACTGGATGTCATCGAGATGGCAGCAGAGGGAAACACAACAGCGCTGCTTAAGAAGATTAAGTGGCCTGATAAGGTGAAGAACCTTGAGTTGCTTGGAAGGCATGTTGATGTGCAGGCGTTCAAAGATAACGTCAAAACAGAGCAATCAGGGATTCTTGGGGTAGTTAATTACTCACCATCTGATTACGCAGCGGCACAGAAGCAGCTTGAAGGTAAGTTGACCGACCTGGACTAATTACATGAGCGGAATTATCGAATGGGATGACCTGTCATTCCCGGAGCGCGTGATCATCCGTTCAAAGTCCACGAAGTCATTCCTCAACTTCACCCGGATATGGTTCGAGCTGATTCAGGGCGACCGGTTGCTGGTTAACTGGCATCACCGCCTGATGGCTTCGAAAATTGATGATCTGCTTGCCGGGCGCCTTGTCCCGCGAAACCTGATTATCAACATCCCGCCCGGCGGTACAAAAACAGAGTTCTTCTCCATCCACTTCCCGGCATATGTCAACGCCCTGGTGCAGGAGAAGCGGCTTAAACGCTTTCGCAACCTGAATATCTCTTTTGCTGACACGCTGGTAAAGCGTAACAGCCGGCGCACCCGCGACATTATCGCCAGCCGTGAATATCAGGAGTTCTGGCCCTGCTCGTTTGGTGTCAACCAGGCGGAAGAATGGGAGATAAAGGACGAGCGAGGGCGCTCTATAGGGCAGACGGTATCGCGCTCAAGCAACGGGCAGATCACCGGTGGTCGTGGTGGCTACTACGGACCAGAGTTCTCCGGCATGGTGATGCTGGACGACTACAACAAGCCGGTGGACATGCTCAGCGAGTCCCGACGCAAAAGCGCGAATACGCTGCTGGTAAACACCATTCGATCACGCCGCGGCGATAAGTCGAAAGAGCACCCGACTCCGTTTGTGAGCATCCAGCAGCGCCTGCACACCGACGACGCAACGGGCTTCATGCTTGCCGGCGGAATGGGCGTGCCGTTTCACCATGTCGCCATACCGGCCATGATCGACGAGAAGTACATCCAGTCGCTCGATGAGCCATGGCGTTCGCTTTGCTGGGAAACGGTCAAAGATACCGATTCTGTGGTCGTTGGTGGCGTTCGCTACTGGTCATACTGGCCGCAGATGGAAGACGTTAACGACCTCCTGCAGCTGTGGGAAAAGGATCGCTATACCTTCCTGTCGCAATACCAGCAAAACCCGATGGCGCTGACTGGCGGGATCATCGACACCAGCTGGTTCAGAACGTACACCACACTGCCGAAGCTTACGCACCGTGCCGTGTACGTCGATACGAACAGCGGGAAGGTAGAGGACTGGCTGGATTACACCGTGTTTACGCTGGCTGGCATGGGCATGGACGGGGAATCTGTACATCATCGACGTCGTTCGCGGCCGGTGGGACCCGGAAGACCTCCTGAAGAAAGCGGAAGAGGTTTGGGAAAAATGGCGCCTGTCTGGCTCCATGCGGGTTATGCCGCTCCGCCACATGGCCATTGAAGAGAAGCAAGCCGGACAGGGCCTCATCACCACGCTGAAAAAACGTAGTCAGACCCCAGGGCAACTCGCCATCCCGGTGAGGGAAATCCCGCGCGGAACCGGACAGAACAAGCTCGTTCGCTGCCTTAACGTCATCCCCCAAATCAAAACCGGGAAAGTGTTTGTCCCCGCGACGCACACCGACGACGGACAGAAGCTTTCCAGCATCTTCTACGAGGACGGCACGATCGCAGGATCAACGGAGTGGGTGCTGACGGCTATGACGGAATGCGCTGCTTTCTCCGCTGATGACAGTCACGACAACGACGACATCCTCGATACCTGGATGGACGCAATCGACGACAACCTGATTTCCGGCCCGCAGCCGATGGTTATCGACCCGAATCAACTCAGGAGAATTTAAGTGTGGTGGTTTAAAAAGAAAGAAGTCGCCGCGCCTGAGCCGGCAAAAGAACCTGAAGCGCCGAAGGTCGGGATCAGGCCCGAGGCCGTGGCCGAAGTCCGCGCATTACCGAAAAGAGAGTTTCAGCGCTACGAGCCGCCGAAAGGGGTGATCCCCGAGGCTATCAAAAGCGCCATTCTGGCAATGGACTCCACGCCTTACGATGCTCTCAATGCTGCGTATGGCGGTTACGGCTACGGCGACTTTGATAGCTTCCCCGGCTACCCGTACCTGGCCACGCTGGCGCAGAAGCCTGAATATCGCAAGATGGTCAGCACCATCGCCGAAGAAATGACCCGCAAATGGATAAAGCTCAAAACTGTCGGCGACGAAGACAAGGCGGATCGGGTAAGAAAACTTGAAGAGGCCATGAAGCGGTTTAAGGTGCGCGAGCGCTTTAAAGAAGCCGCAGAGCATGACGGCTACTTTGGCGGCGGCCAGATTTACATCGACGTTCGTTCGCCGCGGGGCATCTCCGCATGGATGGACGACAACGAGCTGCAATCGAAGCTCTTCATGAGCGACAAGAAGATCACGAAAGGCAGCCTGCAGGGGTTCAGGGTCATCGAGCCTATCTGGACCTACCCGGGGATTTATAACTCCGACAACCCGCTGAGCCCGGATTTCTACAAGCCGACTCAGTGGTTTGTCATGGGCCGGACCGTACATGCAAGCCGGATGATTGATTTCGTCTCGCGGCAGGTGCCTGATCTGCTGAAAGCATCGTATAACTTCCGCGGCCTGTCTCTCTCGCAGATTGCCGAGCCATACGTCAATAACTGGCTTCGCACCCGCGACAGCGTCAGCGACATGATTCACTCGTTCTCTGTTCCGGTAATCGGAACAAATATGAGCACGATTCTGCAGGGCGGGGCGGCAGATGGCCTTCTGGCAAGGCTTGATGTCTTCAACCGATGCCGTGATAACCGTGGCGCATTCGCAAAAGACAACAACCCTACCCAGCCAGAAACGGTTGAGTTCGTTAACGCCCCGCTTAACGGCCTTGATGCCCTGCAGGCACAGTCGCAGGAGCACATGTCTGCGGTTTCGAGCATCCCGCTCGTCAAACTGCTGGGCATCACTCCAAATGGCCTTAACGCAACGTCTGACGGCGAAATCCGCGTTTTCTACGACTACATTCACGCCCCTTGCAGCAGTCTGTTTTTAAAGACACCTGAAGCGCGTGATGGACATCATTCAGCTCTCTGAGTTCGGCGACATTGACGATGGAATAACCTTCGACTTTGAGCCGCTGTACGAAATGAGCGCTAAAGAGCGGGCGGAAATTCGCAAAGTAGACGCTGACACGGACGCTGTCTATGTGGCCGCCAGCGTGCTCTCCGGCAACGAAGTCCGTGAAAAAATTGCCGGTGACCCGGATTCGCCCTATCACTCTCTGGACCTGAATGATGACCTCGAAATCGAAGACGACTACGACGAAGAGGAAGAAACAGACCCTGACGATAAGGGCGGTTCATCCTAACGCTGGCGTAGAAGCATGGTACCGCCGACAGCTTGATAAGCAGGTGAAGGAAATGCAGGCATCTGTTGTCTACTGGCTGTCGGCAAACTATCGGGCCAGCGGCGCGGCTGTCGCCATGGATGCATCACCTGCAGTGATGATGCGGAATGCCATGCATAAACTGTCTAAGCGCTGGACGCGGCGGTTTGATGACATGGCGCAAAAGCTGGCCGACAGGTTCGCTAACGACGCCATGAAAAACGCGGATGCGTCACTGGCCACAGCCTTCAAAGATGCGGGGTTTACTGTCGAGTTCAAGATGACCTCGCAGATGAATAACGCTCTTCAGGCGACCATCGCCGAGAATGTCGGCCTTATCCGATCCATACCCGAGAAGTATTTCACCGAGGTGGAAGGGCTGGTTATGCGGTCGGTAGCGCGTGGGCGCGACTTGTCCTATCTCACCGATGAACTCCAGAAGCGATACGGGATTACCCGGCGCCGTGCGGCGTTCATTGCCCGAGATCAGAACAACAAGGCCACCTCAGTCGTTCAGTCTGCGCGACAGCAGGCGCTCGGCATTACCCAGGGAATATGGAAGCACTCCCATGCAGGTAAGAAGCCTCGCCAGTCCCATGTGAAAGCTAATGGCAAGCTGTTCGATCTCTCAGAAGGGATGCTCATCGATGGCGAGCACATCATGCCAGGCGAGTTACCAAATTGTCGTTGCACCTGGGAGGCTGTCATTCCAGGGCTTTCAAAACAGGATTGAGCAATGAACCCCCACAGAGTGCTTAGCTTTCGATCGCGCCTCTGTGCGCACCATCGACGCAAATGGCCGCCTTCAGATTTCACGAACGAATATCAGCAAGGCAAACGTCAATGCCTACTACGGGCGAGAAA